CCGTTCAGCCGCCACCAGAAGGAACCATGGTGTTCGGTTTCTTCGCAGATGGAAAGGTGGGACAATATCCTATTCTTATGGGAACTGTTCCAGGTGTCCCAGAAGAAATTTTAGAACGAGAAACAGGATTCTCAGACCCATTAAGTGTTGCTGATAAACGCACTGGCGGGTTTCCTCGCACACTTGACGCTAGTAAAACCACACTTCCAAAAGACACTAAAGGCATTCGTGGAGTTGATGCAGATCCATCAAGATATCCAAAGTACCTGAATGAGCCAACAACCTCAAGACTTGCGCGCCCAGTGCGCGGTGAGAAAGATGGTGAGTTTGATGGGGTAACATCAGAATCTATCGCCAATACAACAATAGACATACAACGCAAAACTCGAGTTACCAATGTGCCAACCGTTGTAGGAGTGTGGGACGAAGCCTATCCAACTTATGCAGCCAAATTCCCATACAACAATGTAACAGAAACTGAGTCTGGACATGCGTTTGAGATGGACGACACCTATGGGCACGAGAGAGTACAACTATCTCATAGAACGGGAAGCACACTAGAATTTGCAAATACTGGTTCGACCAAATTGAAGTCTATGTCTAGCCGCCAAGATATTACCATGGGTGACCAGAGAACCTATATAAACGGAGATAAATATGAGACGATTGACGGAGACTTTTATCTCCAGGTTGGAGGAAAACTTCGTATTTCTGCGAAATCTATCGAAATCGTTTCTGGATCTAGCACTGCAATTTCAGCACCGCAGTCGGTTTCTGTTGCTGGTGGATTGAGTGCAAGTATGTCGGGGCTTTCTGTTGGTATGTCAGGTTTAATGGCGTCAGTTTCTGGTCTAAAAACAGATGTTAGTGGTGCTATGGCTGTAAAGGTGTCTGGTGGCGTTGCTTCTATTGAAGGCAAAACTGGAGTTTCTACTAAAGCGCCTGTAATTGCATCTACATCTCTATTCGAAATTCAGGAAGGAATTTTGAGCATTAATTCTTGCATACCTAATCCGTTTCCGCCAATTCCAGATAATCCTCCAGTACTACAGGAATTTCCGCCCGTTGATCCATCTAGTTTTTCTGCTCCTAGCATTAATTTCCCCACCCCAACTGGACCGATATAACTTTAAATTGGTAATTTAGGAAAAAACTTATGGGATCAGGAATAGAAATTTTACGACGACAGCAATTAGTGAAGGCTGAGTTATCTGGGGACAACTTTGCAGCGAATGGCGTGCCCTATATTCTTGGTGACGATGTAGCGCCATATGTTCCTTCGTCTGCGCCATTTCCTCCAGGAGATGCATTTTCACCGAAAGCACAAGAAGAAACGACGCCACAAACAGATTTTACCATTCAAAAGGGGCAGGATAATTCTCAGTATTTGCCAGTAACGACTGGGGCTAATTCTATAGTTACATTTGAAAATGGAAGACCAAATGTTTCGATTAGTCTTCCAACAGAATCATATACTGATATTGCAAATAATATTATTCAAGCAATCCTCAAAGGAGAACGCCCACAGTTGCCACCAAATATTAGAAATTTCATTTCAGTAGTTCCACCTAGAGATTCTAGCGCGGATAGAGGAGCAGCCGCGAATATCGCTTCTCCGCTGAGTAATGCAACTCCTAATACTAGTACAACAACAACCGAAAAGACTCAAATTAGGCTTAATGGATTCTAATAAATATGTGTATGGAAACTAATGCATTACATACTCTTCAAATACTTGAAGATAAAATGATAAAATTTATAGAAAAGTTTATGGTAATGACATCATAGACAAATTGATTAGAGGTATGCCGCTTTCATAAGTTTAAGTAAAATTATCAAAATTATCCTCTGTCTCATCGGAGGATTACCATTACTGCAGACATTAGCCTTAATGTTTTCCTGCGTCCCTATCCCTTTTGTCAAAAATGGGGGGCTCAACTTTGCATCCACAAAATTCGGTAAATTCCTCACTGACATGAAAAAATGGTTTGACACGAAAGCCGATATCGTATCAAACTTTTTTAAACAATACTTCAGAAATCCGCTAGTTGATGCGTTTAGAGAGTTTAAAACCACTGTTCTCGACCCTTTAGACAAAGCACTAGCATCGCCATTCGAAGCCATCAATAATGAACTTGATGGGTTTATTGCTAATGATTATGCAGGCTTAAAATCAACATTCCCATACCTCGCAGGTAATGGAGTTGGTAGTATTGCAGCAACATTTAATGCGCTAGAAACATCTTTAGGTAAAGCGCAAAATTTTGCTGACAACTATCAAATCGGTCCATTTACTCTTGGTAAATTGGCATCAATTGCGCAAAATGCATCACTACAAGCAAGTGTTAATAATTTTAGAGACCACACCGATTCTCTTTCTGGCGTTAAGTCTACCATGGCATATGATTTAATTCAATTGCACGGTAATGTTGTTTCTATTGGTGCTGCTGCACACATTGCTTCTGGCATAGTTGTAAGTCCAAATTTAAGCGCAATAGCATATCCTAGAGTCGATTATGGCGACACAATTATCATTGACTCACAAACTAAGATTGTGACGGAAAAGGTATTTACTGCCCATGCTTCTGGTACAGTTTCTGTTGATGTTTCCACCAATAATGTGAAGGTGGTGACTGCAGATACAGGCACGCTTAATCTTGTAAATTGTTTACTGTCGGTATCGGGAACTATTAATTTAAATGCCAGTATGTTTATTACTGTCAATAGTGAGATTCGTCGCATTGAATCCATTAATGCTGCGGGAGATTTTTTAATCGTAGATCTTGCGTTTGATAACTCTGTAACTGGAACGCAGTTATACAAAGAAACATCATTCGTTGTTAACACGGCATTTACTACAACAAATACAAATCAACTAGTTTATGTTAAGTCTGCATTTATTGCAAACTCAGAGTGTTTGGATGACACAATCACTGGCAACGGAACTTCGTGGCTAACTCAACTAGAAGTTGGGGATAAGATTATCTATGACACCAGAGAATTTTTTGTTCAAGAATTAACAGATACGACTATAAAGGTTGACGATCAACTCAGATTGACCAAGAATTTTGCTGTTTACAAGGTCAATAATGAGATTGAGATAACTAGTTTTGAAGAAGATATCGACCCAGACGAAATTATTAATGCCTTCACGATGATTGAAACAATGACTGGTGATCCTGACTTTATGAAGGGGGTCACATCTAAAGTCAGACTTGCGAATGGGAAATACCAATCTGTTGCAACTGAAAATCCACTAGATGCTGCACAAGCACTCTTTAAGAAAGAGTTGCTCAAAGATGCTAAAGATGCATTAAAGCGAATGAAGTATGACCTTAACGATGCTAAACTTCGTGGATTGAGCGAGGCACAGGTAACGAATGCAGTTAATGGAACTATCGCCAGAATTTTCAAGGTTAAAGATGATCTTGAAGCGACCATTGCGCGAGGTAAACAGATCATTAAAAATGTTAAGAACTTCGTTAAAGCATTGGGCAAACTATTCTCATTGTCTTGCGGTAAGAAAAAGAAGAACAAGGGCGATAGTTCTTCTGATGATTATCTAAATGTCATTGTTGTGCCATATGCTCCAGATGATGGATGTGACGCCACAGTGGGTAATTTTATTAATATCTTAGACGACTTTGATGGCGAGTTTAATCAGGATGGTGTAACGACGCCAACTGTTGATGCAAATACCCAAATCGCCGTAACCAACGCATTTAATGGTTCTGACACTATTATTGGACCATTGCCAAATCAAACTCAGGGTACTGGCACTGGAGAGAGCAATGTTGGTATCGATGGTCGCGATCCAGATGTCAATGTACCAGAAGATCCGTGCGCCAAACCATGCTAAATATACAAAAAGGTGCATAGATGTCACTAGAAGTCCGTACATATAAAGATTTAGACCTAAACTTTAGAGCACATCCAGTTACAAAAGATGTGGTTAAGCGAACTGGAAACGCAGCCATCATTGGTGCATTGCGTAACCTAATCCTAACTAATTTGTATGAAAAACCCTTTCAGCCTACCTTTGGTTCTAGAGTTCGTGGTTTGTTATTTGAAGATGTTTCGTTTATTACTGCAAACATTCTTCAGACCGAAATTAGCAATGTGATCGTTAATTTTGAACCTCGTGTTAGCGTTGATGCAATTCGTGTCCAAGCCAATCCAGAACAAAATCGTTACGATATTACTATTCGATTCTTCATAAATAACCTTGAAGCACCAGTCACAATCAACTTCTTTCTAGAGAAGGTCCGTTAATGGCAAATACCGACCAGAAACTTGTAGTCTCAGAATTAGACTTCGCTCAGATTAAAAACAACCTGAAGAACTTTCTCAGGGACCAGTCTGAATTCACAGATTTTGATTTTGAGGCTGCAGGCATCAATGTTCTATTGGATATTCTTGCCTACAACACGCATTACATGGCATTCTACAATAATATGATTGCCAATGAGATGTTCTTGGATACTGCATTGCTTCGCGATTCAGTCGTATCTCATGCTAAAATGTTGGGTTATACACCAGTATCCTCAGTTGCCCCTAGAGCAACGGTGAACCTGCAGATTACTCGCCCAGTCAATGACACAACAGCATCATTAACTCTTCCAAGATTTACTCGTCTACAGTCAACTCCGTTGAATGGAGTTTCATACACTTTTGTTAATCTTGATTCGAGAACAGTAAATTACGATCCAACTTGTAATCGTTTTTGTTTCGACAACCTTTACATCTATCAAGGTCAACCGCTAACCTATACATTTGCATATAATGCAACTAATAATCCAACTCAGTCATTCGAGTTGCCAGATGCTGGTATTGATACTTCAACGCTAGAGATATTAGTGCAAGAGTCATCAACAAGCATAAAGACTGAACGATTCACGCTGGCTACAGATGCTACAACAGTATCTTCGAACTCAGCAGTATACTTCATCGATGAATCCAGAAATGGCAAATATAAGATCTATTTCGGTGATGGTGTAATCGGTAAAAGTTTGACGAACGGTAATATCGTAATTGCAAATTACCTAAGAACTGACGGCGCGGCTGCTAATAAGTCCAATGCATTTAGTCTAATTGACTCTGTTGGCGGTTTCACAACTTCTATCGTTTACCCAACAGTAGCAGCATCTGGCGGTAACACGCAAGAATCAGTAACTAAAATTCGATTCAGCGCACCAAAAGCCTATGTATCTAATAATCGCGGCGTCACAAAAGAAGATCTAATTGCTCTAATCAACAAAAACTATCCATATTTCGAGGCAGTTAATGTTTGGGGTGGTGAAGAAAACGAACCACCGATTTATGGCAAGGTATTCGTGGCGGCAAAACCGACTCTTGGATTCGAGATTACAGAATCTGAGAAACTGGATGTCATCAATAATGTCATCAAGCCAGTGTCAGTTGTCACAGTAATCCCAGAATTCGTTGATGTTGACTATAACTATCTGCAAGTGTTTGCTGAAGTGTTCTACGATTCAACCAAAACGACAAGATCTTCAGACGCTATTAAGTCGCTTGTAAGAACTGCAATCGTCAACTTCAAGGACACAGAACTAGACAACTTCAACAGTCGATTTAAATTGTCTAAGTTGCTTCGTGCAATCGACGACGCAGAAACCTCTATCTCTTACTCTGATGCAGTTACCGTTATTGAGAAGAGAATTATTCCACAGGTTGGTGCTGCTAGAAACTACACACTAGATTTCGGCACACCTATCTCCCGCGAAGATCCATCTTACAGAATCTATTCTACACCAGCATTTAGACAATTCGATGCAGATGGTGTTCTTCGTAAGTGTTTCTTTGAAGAAACTCCAGGATCTTCGTCTGGCATTGAGTCGGTTGAGATTGTATCCGCAACAGGATCCTACTTGACAGCACCAACTATAGTCGTTAATGGTGATGGCGTTGGCGCTAATGCATATCCGATTATTGTGAACGGAAAGATTACACAAGTTGTTGTAGACAAACCTGGTGTAAACTATACTACTGCAACAGCAATTCTATACTACCAAGACGAGATAGACACAACTGCTGACCTTACAGTAAACATCCAAGGTCGCTTTGGTACTGTGCGTAGTTATTTCTTTGATAACAACAACATCAAAACAACATTGGATGCTGAGGCTGGAACAATTGACTATCAACTAGGCAAGATTATTTTGCAAGAGTTTGATCCAGTTTCTGTTGAAGATCCGCTGAAAATCTTTAGAATTGTTGCTAAACCAGAAACAAATAACTTTGAATCTGCGCGTAGTAGAATCATTACTCTTGATGAAGAAGATACAAATTCCATCAACATCACTATTAAATCTGTTGATTAATGTTTGCAAATAACTATATCTCAACGATTGTCGAGAACCAGTTACCTGAGTTCATTAGAGCCGATCACCCAACATTTGTCACGCTCCTTAAGAAATACTACGAGTACATGGAGCAAACTGGTAAAACACTCAGAGTCGGTAAAGATCTATATGATTACATGGATGTTGACACCACTCGCGCTGATCTAATCCAGTATTTCAAAACAAAGATTATTCCTAATTTCCCAGAAACAAGCGAACTGTCTACAGAAAAATTGGTCAAAGCCGCAAGGTTTTTCTATTCTAAGAAAGGCTCTGCAGAATCATTCAAGTTTCTATTCAGAACACTGTATGGGCAAGAGGTTGAGGTCTACTTTCCGAAAGAGGATATTCTAAAAGCCTCTGACGGTAAATGGAAACTTCCACAGGCTCTTCGCCTCGCGTTTACAGATACCAGTTCATTGGTTGCTGGCGGTAATGTCAATGTGTTTGCTGTAAGTGCAAATACAATTACTGCTAATGGGTTCAATATCCTGACCAAAGGCATTACTGTCAATTCATATATCCGTATTGCTGACGCTCGCCGTAAAGTTGTAACAATCAATACCGCTGGCGATTTTATGCGCGTTGATATTCCATTTGCGAATACAGCAAACGCTCAAACTTTTGATTCTACGAAACTCTACAAAGTAGAACTCAGCGAATACACAAACTTCAACATCAAATTACTCGAGCGAAAACTTGGAATCGGTGAAGATTCTAGAACAACTTGCGTGATTGAAAAGGCAGTATTAACAGTTGACGGTGAAACGGGTCGCGAATTCGTCGAACTTTATGTATCGAATGTGACCAGATTGTTTGATGCTGGTGAAAATCTCATCGTCAAATACACAGAAAATGGTGTAGAGAAAACATTTAAATCTAAGATTGTTTCTCTATTATCGAACATCAGTTTGTTCCGAAATAGATTCGGCAGAGTCCAAACAGGTAGAAAATATAAAACGGGTGATCCAGTTGTATTGTTCGGTGGACTCACAGACTCACCTGATGCGGTGAAGGGTATCGCTATAGTCAACAATGTTTCTACTGGCTCCATTGAATCTGTAGAAGTTATCCAGCCAGGATATTTCTTCAGAACAGATCCAAACTCGCTAGTCCGCATAATCTCTACATCAGGTATCGGCGCCAATGTTCTAATCTCAGGTATCTGGGATGATGGTGGTGCAAATAGTGCAAATATTCAGTTTAATACAGACGCCATCGTATACAAAGCAAACATCACATTGGATAATGTCAATTATGGATTTGACAATACTGTAAACGCGAATGCTAACACCACTATGGCTAATGCATTCTCATTCGAGACTATCACTCTAGGAAAGGTTCGTGCACTAGACCTAGAAGATGGTGGTTCGTTCTTCGAAGAGCAACCAACCTTTGATGCTATCTCATTGTATGAGTCTGACTATTCAACAGACCAGCAATTTTTAACTATTCCTTCTGGTCAGTTCTCACAGTATAGTCCAACATCAAACCCACCAACCATCCGTTTGAATTCTTCTAACTCGTCGTATAGCCTAGCAAATGGCTTCTATACTGGAACTCGTTTATTCTTGGATGTTGGTGATACTGCACACTACGCAGAAGTCATTGACTATATTGTAACAAATCCAGGCAGCGCAGCAAACACTAAGACGCTATATCTGGACAGATTGTTTGAAAACAACATCACACCAACGAACATCTTGAA